ACCAGAACCATCAGTATCCCAATATCCCCAATATTCATAAACGACGACTTTCTTACGGGCTTCGTCAGAAAACGTGAAATTTGAACTATCTTCGGTTCCATGGTCAGGCTCTGCTAGGGGTGAATGATTGTTGACATTGATCTCGTCAATATTGGTGTATTTAGGATCTTTACGTAGATCCGCCATAGACGATTCAAAGTTGTAAATAACAAAGCTTGCCTTGTCGATATCACCTTTACAGGTAGGGTCTATAATGACGTTGCGGTAGTCACAGACTTCAACGGTAGGACGGTTAACCAGCGTGCGGGTCTTTTCCTCTGTGGCGCCCGGAACCATTTGAGGGGAGTGAGGTACACCCGTTTCCAGGGTGATGTCATGCGCTGCCTGCAGTTCTTCCGGCACCTCCCCGTAATACTCGGCAGGGTTGCGTTCTTTAATCGCGGCAATTTCCTGGTGCAGCTCACCTGCGGCCGGGTCCGGTATAAATTCAAAGACAGGGGCCGTGTAGGGCTCCTCTTCAAACTCCCACCCTACTCGACAGATGATCGTGCCTTCGTCCACACCGGTACGCACGTACTCATCAATAAAGGCAACTTTATCAATGTCGAAGTTGAATTGACTGTTCAGAACCAGTTGGCTTTGGCGTGAACCTTCTTTGTCTGCCCACGTAACCGGCTTGGCTTTAAACAAGTCGTCCGTGGACAAGTAAGGTTCGGACAGGGAGGCATACCGCCATTCCGCTTGTTTACGGATAAGCTTGGGTACCATACGTGATCGGCCCTTTGGGGCATTGACCTTCGCGGACCCAGTTACATACAGGTTGTCGAGGTACTCATTAACTTTACTTATTTGATCCTGGTGATCTGCGTGAGCTTCTGTAATATCACGCTTCAGGTCTCTTACAGTGGGTTCTTTCTTCCACTGTGTTAACGGCGTATTGGTTACGTCTATATCAAGACTTTGCTCAGTTTGTTGCATAGGTCTTTAACCCCATTCATGTGTAATACTGCACATGGTATTTAATTAAAAACAGGAGTGCTGAAATGAATATCAAACCACTGCATAAAGGTTTTAAATGTCCCGTACAGGGAACCAGTCAATCTGGTGGGTACGATATCTACATGCCGGAAGATGGTTATGTGGAACCACAAGCAGATGAAGGTGTAAAGATTAAACTGGGTTTTGCTGCCGAAGTACCAGAAGGCCATGTAGCCAAGATTTACCCGCGTTCGGGTATGGGGGTTAAGCGTGGTTTAGCGTTAAATAACACGGTCGGTATTATTGATGCCGATTACCGTGGGGAATGGATGGTCAGTGCACGTATCCATAATGGTATTGGGTTGTCGTGGAAAGCCGGCGATCGCTTATTTCAATTCGTCATTGTCCCGGTTGCTACACCGGACTTGATGGTTGTAAACGAACTCGATGACACAGACCGTGGCCAAGGTGGCTTTGGTTCAACAGGTGCGTAAATAAAGAAAGGCCCCAAGGGGCCTTTCTTGTTACACCCAACCGGCGTTGTGAAAGTGGTTGTTGTCGTCGTGTCGATCCAGGTCGTAGTTCTGCATCTCCAACTGTCGGCACGCTGCTTCGTATCGTGACGCGTAGTTGTTTCCCTCGTGAAACCCTTCGGTCGCCCCCATTGGATTCAAAAACCGACTGGCAATAAACAACGTCAAAGGCTCCATGTACATGATTGGTAGATCAATCTCTACATTGGGAGCGTACTGAAACGCATCAGTCTTGCTTAGCTTCTGTGGCCCTGCACGATACGTCACAATCAAAGTGATAGGTTCCATGTCGGCCGGCACTTTCAGCGTACGTAAGTTGGATCGTATTAACGATTCAGGTTCCCCTTCCACATCCAACAAGTACTCATTGCCTGCAATGTCTTCCACCTTCTCAATACGAAGCACATCCGTACTTGTAAGTGGATAGGTGTATACACCCTCAGACATGTTAATAACTTCGGTCCCTTCTCGAAGGAAAAACCGGGTATACAGCAACTGCAACCCAAGGTTAAGTTGCGGAATTAACTTGGCACGGCTTGCCACTGTAATTTCGGCGGTATCATCATCAAACACAAACAGGTTTGATAACTCACTACCAGATAGCTGATCTATCACATCTTGTAAATTCATAGGTATCCCCTATTAAACAATGTATGAACTCATTGGCCCAACGTCTTCGTCTTCATCGTCCATTTCCCACAGCCCCGTCTCATCGTCCTGTGACAGCTCACCCGTTTCGGTAGGCTTCCAGGCATTCATCAACGGGAGCTGGCTGACGGTATCGAGGAAGTCATCGTGTTTGGATCGGAACCCTGACCGCGCAGCCAGGGAAATCTCATTCATAAACTCCTGCACCGAGGTGTCTGTTTTCTTATCCACCGGGAAGTAAATCTTTCCGGCTTTGAACAACGGCAGGACCACGTTGAACCGTTCCAGTTTGTTGGTCGTCGGCCGCAGGCCCGGTTTGCCGTTGTTGTTCTCGGAAGCCAGAGTGAAGTACTGGTTCCGTACCATCATCTGATCCTGTATCCAGGGAATGAAACCGCCCTGCTGACCACTGACCTCGATGCCCACGCCTTGCGGCTTGTACATCTGAGCCAACCGGAACAGATCATTCAGGTTCTGATCCATCAACTGACGCTTACAGATCCCGTCAACCCAGAACCAATCCCCGTTATTGTTGAAGGCCCACACGGAGATCACGCTGAAATCGGCCGCTTCCTTCTGTGACGTGGCAAAGTCGGTTGTGATGTAGAAGTTGAACAGCGGTTTGTTCTTGGTCACGTTGTCCAGCTTGTACCAACGGACCTCATTGTCCTGTACCAACCGGTCGTCGTCCGACATGATCCGCAACATCAATTCCTGGTTAAAGGTTTCGACCTTGCCCAGCAGAATGGCCTTGTCGTACTGGTGCTTCACATAGTCGTACGTGAAACGGTCGGGCCAGGAACCCTTGAATTCTTCACGGGAACACGGGAACTGTTCACATACCGGGAACACGTTGACTGACCAAGCGCCAGACTCCACCGCCTTGTACAGTGGATCCTTCGCGTTAAATGGCGTGCCTGACCAGATCATCATGTTGCGTGTTGGGTGTAGGGCGTATTCCACCGCCTTATAGACCGTATCCTCAACCGCGGCTATGACGGTCGCGGAACGAGCGTCTTCATCTGAGATCAAGTCATCCAGTACCGCCAACTGAGGCCGCTTACCCATCTCCTTGGCACCACGGACACCGGTCTTGGCGCCATAGCCTTTGACGATAAAGATCTTCCCGTCTGCGTTGTGGAACTCCCAACGAATGTCCGTGAACTTGGCGGTCGGTAGGTACTTCTGAAGAAAGTCCGAATCCTGCCAACGGAACTCCAGGTTCTTCCGCATGTTCTTCACGCCGTTCTCAATCGAGTCCGACACATATAACGCCAGGTCTACTCGACCGAATCCCGGCAGCTCCCCATACACCCCAATGTAGAGAAACAGGTACTCACCCATGACCGTGGTCTTCGCAACACCCCGGTGACACAGGTTGGTTATGCGCCGGCCACCATCTGCGATGGTGTCCAGCATGTAGTAGTGAACCAAGGGCGTCAGGTTCTCTTCCCCGGTACCACCGTTCACCAGCTTGATAAACGACACAAACTCCAATGCGAAGTCGCTGGGTACGTAGTTCGGATCGACGGTATAGTTACAGGTATTGAGGTACGCCTCAACACCCATAACTTCTTTGAGGGCTTCGCCTACGGGATCAATCATCCGTGTCCCCTTCTTGCACGTAGGCCTATGCAATAGAGGCGGTAGGCCTCGACCTCATCCAGGGTGGCAAAGTGCTTGGGCCGAACCAGTCGGGCAAAGAATCCCCGTACAACCAGTACACGCTCACCCGGGGACTCAGGATGTAACAGCCAGATATACCTCACAGTGAGGCTCCCTTCGCGGTAGGGCTAGGTGTACCGTGTACTTGTCTCATCAACCGTTCATACGTATACGATTTCCCTGTTCCGTCCATTTCAGCGCAGATCTTATACATCGAATCTAACCGACGCTTAAACATATCGTTGTCACTTTCCAGGCCCCATATACGATCCCGATACCTCTGTGTTGCATTGGCTTGAACGTAATAGTGGTAACGCTCTGCATAGACCCACCGTAGAACCCACCGTGCTATATCGGACTTGCGGCTGCTGTATGGATAATCCGTGCCGTATTGATTAGTAACCGCCCAGTTAAATAATGACTTACTCATACATCTTCCTCTGTGTTGTTGTCGTAGGTGATCTTGCTGTGAGCAATCTGCTCGGCATTCATCTGCCCGGACTGCACTTGCAACCGTTGTGCAGACGCCAGCTCCTGTGTCGCCCGACGTAGCTCGTCAATGGCACTGGTTTCCTTGTGGCTCACCTCAAGTTCCAGCTTCTGGGTCTCAGGGGCTTTCAGGTGGGTAAGGAGGGAGTTCGCGGCCTGCATCTGAACCATTTCACTCTTGGCGCCGGCCATAAGTTCCACTTGCTTATTGATTGCCTT